ATGCACCCCGAAGACATTAAGGCCGCCTTGCGCAAAGGTGGGGTAACGCAAGCGGCACTTGCCGACGAATTGGAGGTTGCCCGATCTTCGGTAGCTCAAGCCATTTCTGGCAGCATCCGCAGCGCCCGAATCCAAGCACGCATCGCCGAGATCATCGGCAAATCGGTCAAAGAAATCTGGCCGGGCCAGATCGTGCTGCGTCGCAGCCGTGATCAGATCGAAGCACAACGGAGGGCTGCGGCATGACTCCAGCCGGCTCGGTCTATTCGGCGGCAGAGCTGCATGACTTCGAGCTAGCCGTCTTACCCCGGAAGGTGGAGAACATCGTACGTCGGGCTGACAGCGAGCGTTGGCCCTTCGTTACCAAGCTCGGACGTGGCGGCTCCGCTGGCGAAATCCGTCTCTACACGATCCCGCCTTACGTCGAGGCCGCCATTGCCCTCAAGCGCGACAAAGATATTCGCGCCCGGCTCGCCCGGGACGATGCACAGGCTTGCCAAACGGCGATGAGGCCGAATGTCCCAGCAACGGCTCATGCAGCCAGGGAGGCAACGCTGACCGTGTGCGACGCGTCCGAACGCCAGCGCCGCGTCGCCGAGGCACGGGCTGCCATCCTTCTGCACGTTTTGAGGCTGGCTGAAAAGATCGGACAGGATCGCGCTGTACGTCAAGTCGCCAGTGATGCAGCCGCTCACACGCTTCCCTCCTCGCTCACCCCCATGGTTGGAGTGGCCAACAACCGTGCCGGCAAATCCCGCACTCTGACCCGCGCCACGCTGTACCGCTGGCTATCGAGATTCGACCCAAGCCAACCGCGCGCGGTAGACCGGCTCGCGCCACGTAATCCGGGGGCGACCAAGCGCGCCAACTGGCTGCGCGAGACTACAGCCCCCTGGGCCGATACAGCCCTACGCCTGTATCAACGCCCACAGAAACCCTCCATGCGCTGGGTTCTTGAGGAACTGCCCAAGCACTTGCCCGCCGGCGTTAACGCTCCGAGCTACGACACGCTGCGTCGGTTCTTCAGCAGCCTCGGCAATGTCGCCCTGCAGGCGGGACGCATGGGACCGCGCGAGCATAAGTCGCTTATGCCCCACAAACGTCGCGACAAGGGCGATTTGTGGCCTGGCGAGGTCTTCATGGCCGACGGCCACACCTTCGACGCAGAAGTCGCACACCCCCGCCACGGGCGGCCATTCCGACCCGAGATCACCTCGGTACTGTGCGCCGGCACCCGACGCCTCATTGGCTGGTCCGTCGACCTGGCCGAATCGGGTTTGGCGGTCCTCGATGCGCTGCGCGTGGCTGTGATGAATGCCGGCCTCGGGGAAATCTTCTATGTCGACCGTGGCAAAGGCTACCGCAACGTCATGATTAGCGCCCCTGGCGCCGGCCTGCTGAGTCGCCTGGGAATGAGGTTGGAACATTCCCTGCCTTACAACTCGCAGGCCCGTGGCGCCATGGAGCGGCTGCACCAATCTGTCTGGGTGCGGGCAGCCAAGGAACTCCCCACCTATATGGGGCGCGACATGGACCCGGAAGCAGGGAACAAGATCTACAAACTGACGCGCAAAGACATCAAGGAATTCGGCCGCAGCCATCGGCTGATGCCCTGGAAGGACTTCCTTCTGTTCGCAGCCGACCACGTCGAGAAATACAACAATCGGCCGCATAGCGGTTTGCCAAAGATGGTCGACACCGAGACTGGAAAGGCGCGTCACATGACACCGAATGAGGCTTGGACCCAAGGCGTGCAGGAGGCCCAGCAAATCGGACGTATGCAGGTGACGCTGGATGCGGTCGAAACAGATCAACTGTTCCGCCCGCAACGAGCATGCCGCGTTTTCAGGGGCGAAATCCGCCTGTTCGGCAATCTCTACTTCTCCCACGACTTGACCGAACACCATGGCGACGGCGTCAACGTCGGCTACGACATCCACGACCCGAGCCAAGTGTGGGTCCATGACGCCGACGGCGTACTTATCTGCAAGGCGCAGTTGGACGGCAACAAGCAGCCCATGTTTCCCGACAGTGTCCGTGCACAGGCTCGCAGCGTTCGAGAGCAACACGACCTACAGCGGGCGGCCGGACGCGAAAAACGCCTGCTGGACAAGCTCGCCGAGGTGCGCGAAGAACTGCACGGCGGCCCGCTGGTGCTGGAGAACGCCCCCGCGCCGCGCGCGCCGTTCTTACCTGACCTGGTGGCAGCCGAAGCGGTACAGGCTCAGATCACTGCCATCAGCAGCGCAGAGGCTCCCCCGCGCACCGCAGCACGTCCTGTCTTCATCACGGCAAACGCTCGCTTCGAATGGCTCAAAGGCCAAAGTCACAGCACATGGGAGGAATCTGATTGCGAATTCCTGCGCGAATACGTACAGGACCCCGACGGATACGCGCTCTTTGCCGAGCGGTATTCGCTGCTGGGGCTAGCCTGGAATGACCAAGACCAGGAGGCAGTAGCCCGAGTCAACAACTCGCCGCGCCGGGTGGCATGACGAGTCCATAAACGAAGTGGCCCAGCGGTGCAGGAACACCAACCGGGCCGGTACATCTGACTGCAAGAGTCGAGAGGATCTTACACCGTGAAAAAAGCCTTTGTCCAAAACAGCAACTACGTGAGCTTCGTGGAAGCCACCAAGGCCGTGGAGCAGCGCGGCGCGCGCGAGGCGTCCATTCTGCTTGTGACCGGCCCCGCCGGCCTGGGTAAGAGTGAAACCGTCGACAGGTTCGCCATGGACACCAACGCCATCTATCTGCGCGCCAAAGAGACCTGGACGAAACGTGGCCTGCTCACCGAAATGGCGGATACGTTGAAGGTGTCCAACAGCGGCCGCAATCAGGAGGTCCAGGCGCGCATCATCGGCCATGTCGCGGCGCGGCAGGCGCCCATCGTGATCGACGAGGCGGAATTCACCGTGCGCACGACGGCGTCCATGCTGGAGTGCGTTCGGGATATCTCGGACTTGACCGAGGTAATGGTGATCCTGGTCGGCATGGAGACCATTGAAAGTCGTATTGCACGATATCCGCAGATCTCCAGCCGAGTGGCGAAGGTGGTGCATTTTCACCCTCTCACGGAGCAAGACGTGAAGCTGGCCACCTTGCAGCTCGCCGAGGTAAAGATCGGCGACGACCTGGTGGCCGAGCTGCACCGCCAGTCAGAGGGGCGGATGCGCCTGATTATGAACGGCATCGCCTCCATCGAGCGACTGGCCAAGGCAAACGGGTTGAGCGAGGTCCGGGCCGAACACGTCAAGGATATCGTGCTGTGCCATGACTGGCGCGGGCGCCGGGTGCGCATCCCGGGGAGAACCGCATGAGCCAGGTATGGACATCCCAGGCCGTCATGGCCGCCCTGCACCGCCTGGTCGACGCGACAGATCAGGTCTTGCTGAAAGACATCATCCGGCTGTCCGGCCTGGAGCCTCAACAAGTGCGCAGCGCCTGCGACAAGCTCGTCGCCCATGGTCTGCTGGCCCGCCGCACCTACCTATCCGGCAGAGTGTGGCCGGGAAAGCTGCTGCTGACCGCCGAAGGGCGCCTCGCATTGGAGGCAGGCGCCGATCTCAAGAGCGGCCCGACGGGCAGCCATGGCAAGCCCAGGAATACAGAAGGTTGCCTGCGAGACAGAGTCTGGCGCCTGCTACGCATCCGTCGCAAGGCGTCCGTGCCGGAGGTGGTCGGATTGCTCTGCGATGGCGAGGCACAGGCGAAGGTCATCGAGAACACGACCAACAACGTCCAGAAGTACCTGCGCGCCCTACGCCTGACGGGCTACCTGGTAGACATGCGCCGCGAACCAGGCGACGCCCCGGGCAGCAACGGATTCAAGCGCTACCTGCTGGTGCGCGACACAGGCCCCCAGGCGCCCACGCGCCGCGCACACAACCGTGTCTATGACCCCAACGAGGACCGGGAGTATGCCGAACTGGCTTGACTTGATACGGGCCGAGGTCGCGGCGTGCGGCAGCATCGCCGCGACGGCTAGGCGCATGAACTGCTCACGCTCGGCGCTCTCGCAGGTCATCAACCAATGTGGCCCCTACGGCACCGGCAGGGCCAGCCTGGCCAAACTGGCCGAGAAGGCGATTGAAGCATTCGCCACGGTCCATTGTCCGTTCCTGACGCAGCACCACGGCACAGCAACCGTCATCGCCAGGGCCGAGTGCCGCCAACACTCCGACCGAGACACACCACCGATCAACAACCCACGCGAGCTGCGGCACTGGCTTACCTGCCAAGGCTGCCCGCACCGAACCCAATACGCGCCAACGACGCACCCCACGCCCGTAAAGGAGGGCTGACCATGCAAATGACCGATATAGCACAACACCAGGGGCAGGCAAGCCCGCCTGCGGCCCTGCAGGACGGCCCTCCCCTCGCGGTCACCTCGCGAGTGAAAGTACTGACGCCACGCCTGCAAACCCGCCTGGCGATAGCCAACGAAGCGCTGCGCGTCTTGAGCGGGCTGCGAATCGTGGTGGCAGCTCTTGAGCTAACGCCGCAGGACGGCGGGGCGCCACGAATCGACCTGGGCGTGCTTTCGCGCCTCCAGGCCGACCAAGTCCTGGGCATGGCTGATGCGAGCACGCGCGATGCCGACCGACATATTTATAGCGCCGCTGTCTCTGGCGTGCGCCTGGTTTGGGGGATATCCCAATGAGCAGCCCCTCATCCCACACCGGTGCGGACATGCTCTACCGCGAATTCTTCCAACGATTGTTCCAAGACTCGGATGGACAGAGCCTCGAATGGACCCCAGCCCTGGACGCTTGCCTCGGCGCCTACTACCAACTGCAAAACAGTCAGTCCGCAGAAAGCCATCCGATGGAAGTGATGACAACCTTCGGTCATTGCCTGGGCATAGCCCAGGCGCTATTGGCCGCCGGCCTCATCACAGACCGCCAACGGCGCGACCTGGACGGCTTTGCCGCGCACTACACGCACGAGAAGGTTCTCCCATGGAACGGCTGCACGTTCACAGTCACGGCCGGCCGCGACCACCCGCAAGGCATCACACCCCCCACCCTGCAATAACCCCCAGGATCATCATGAAAGACATCATCCCCGCCGGCTACATGCGCAACACCGCCGGCCACCTCGTGCCAGAAGACCAGGTGCGCGAACACGACAAGATGCGCGACCAGGTCGCACGCGAACTGGCCACCGAAGCCGAGGACCTGCACGCGCGCCTGGCTGCTTTCAAGAAAAAGGCGCTGGGCGACATCGACGACCTGGTCACCATCGCGGGCGAGCGTTATGGCGTCAAGCTGGGCGGCAAAAAGGGAAACGTCACGGCCGCCACCTACGACGGCTCGCACAAGGTGCTGCGCAGCTACGCCGAACGCGTGCGCTTCACCGAGGAAATCGAAGCGGCCAAGGCGCTTATCAACCAGTGCATCGTGCGCTGGAGCCAGGGGGCCAACGGCAACATCCGCGCCCTGGTGGACCGCGCCTTTCGTACCGATGGCCAGGGCCAGCTCAAGACTGGCGCGGTACTGGAACTATTGCGCCTGGAGATCGAAGACGATGAATGGGTGCGCGCCATGGAAGCACTGAAAGACTCCATTCAAACCGCTGGCACCGCCGTCTACATCCGCGTCTACAAGCGCGTTGGGGATAGCGATCAGTACCAGGCCATCCCCCTTGACCTCGCGGCGGTATGACCATGGCGACGTCGAGATTCAAAACCCGCGCACAGATGCTTGGCATCCGCCCCAAGATCATGGCCGAACGCACCAAAGGCCAACTCGCCAAACTTCGCAACAAGGCCGAGCTGTTGGCTCACCCGTGGATCGGGGTGGATGGATCGGTGCAAACCGCCGCCGACGAGCTGGGACGGGCCTTCGACGCCTTCGCGGCCCACCTGGACGGCTCGGTCGAATATTTGAATGAACCGCCGGAGCTATAGGCCCGGCCCGAAGGTCCCCGATCCACCGTCAGCCGTCGATGGGCGCACGCGGGCAAACGTGCGCGGTTCAGAACCCCGGCCGGGCGGGGTGTGTGCGGTCCCGGCAGCCATGCCGCTCCCCCAACCAGGAGAAGATCCTATGGCCACCTTCGCAAACACCGCGACCACGGCCAGCAAAGCCATCGCAGCTATCCACGTCCTTAAGAAGCAAGCGGGCATGAGCGACGATGAGTATCGCGCCATGCTGCTAACGCAGACGGGCCACGCAAGCTGCAAGGAGATGAGCCTAGACCACTTGCAATGCGTGCTGGATCACTTCGCCCGTCTAGGTATCAAATCCAACGCCCGCAAACGACGAGAACGAGTGGGCGGCTCGTCGCGACAGCGGCTCATGGCCAAGCTGTCTGCCCAACTTGCAGCGGCAGGCCGCAATCGCAACTATCTAGACGGCATGGTCAAGCGCATCGCCAAGGTCGACGCACTGGAGTTCTGCGACGAGACAGCACTGTCCAAGCTGATCGCGGCTCTCGCCGTCGATGCCAAGCGCCATGGGCGGGTCTTTCCGTGAACGCCCAACCCGTCAGCCCCATCGACTTGGCCGATGACATGGTCGGTCTGCTACCGCCCGTCGTCCAGACGTTTATTGCCGTGATCGGTCTAACCGCCACCTCGGCGCTGGTACGCCAGGCCGGCGGCGCTACCGTGGACGTTCCCAAGCGGGAAGCCCCCCGAGGCGAGGCGTCTTTCGAGGCGTTGGCTGAGATGATTGGCACCGATGGCGCCGAAGCCATGGTCAAGCACTTCGGCGGCGAATCACTCTATATCCCAAAGTGCGCAGGCGCGCTGCGGGAGTTCTCCTACCGCGACATTCGCACGGCGTTCGACAAGCTGACCCGTGACACGTCGGCCCGGCGAGCAGTGGCGATCCTCGCCGTGCGGTACAACTATTCCGACCGACGCATCTGGAGCATCCTCAAGATGTCCAATAGCGTCAACCCAGCCGAGCAGACGGCATGCGCCCCCGGTCAGCTCGGACTGTTCTAGACCCTCGTTTCCGAGATATCGCCGGCACGACCTGGCATATCTTCCCGTACTGAAATCCTTCACCGCGCGCCAGACGGGCGGCGCTGGGATAGTCGTGTCCAAACGATTGGATACGACGATGCACCCCGAACACACTTCACAGGCCGGCGTCTCGCTCATCGAGCATTTCGAGCGCTGCCGCCTGACCGCCTATTGGGACCCCTACGGCAAATGCTGGACCATTGGCTGGGGCCACACCGGACCAGACGTGTACGAGGGCTTGACCATCACGCAGACGGTCGGTGACGCACTGCTAGCGCAGGACTTGATTCACTGCGAGAACCAGGTCAAGCAGTTCTTTGCGGGCGTGCCGCTCACGCGCGGCCAGTTCGATGCGCTGGTTTCTTTCCTCTACAACGTCGGCCCGGGCAAACGCGGCGTTAAGTCAGGACTGTTCAAGTTGTTTAACGGCCAACCCTCCACCCTGGCACGCAAGGTACTGGCGCGTGACTATGCGGATGCGGCCAATCAGTTCTTGAAATGGATCTACGCCGGCGGCGTGGCGCTGCGCGGCCTGGACCTTCGGCGCCACGCCGAACGGCAGCTATTCCTGACCGGGGCCTGGTCGTGAACCGGCGCCCGAGGCTGACCCGCAGTTGGCGCCGGCTGCATCGCTCCTACACCGTCCAGCTCGGCCTAGCGCTAGCGCTCCTATCGGCCGCCTACCAGGCGCTACCGCTGTTCCGCACCGCACTGGAAGAGTCCAGCTTCGCCTGGGTTTCGCTGCTGCTGGGGGTGCTGATCGCCGCGCTGCGCTACGTGGATCAACCATGCCTACGCCAGCCGAAGGCTTCCGACGACATTGAGGGCGGCCCGTGATCTCCCGCCTGCTTGCCTGGCTCGGTATCGATGCGACTACTGGCAGTTTCCTGATGGCCATCCTGGTATCCCTGGGCGCCTACGCGCATGGCTACCGGTACGCGAGCGTCCAAGCAGAGGCCCAGCACGGCCAGTACGTCGCCCGGCAGAATCAAGCCACCGCAAACGGTTTGGCCAGACACCTCCGCGAGCTGCGTGTCGAACAAGAGCGTGGTGACGCCATCTCGTTGCAATTGTTGGCCAGCAACGCCAAGCGCGATCACCTTACCGACCAGCTCAAACAACGAGTGTCCCATGTCTCGACCGTCTACATACCAAAACCTGGGGCGGCGCCTGTCGCTTTGCCTGACCACCCTTTTACTGTTGGCTGGGTGCGCGACTACAACGCCGCCCTCGGCCTACGAATGCCCGGCGCCGCGACGGCTACCGGCAGTGCTGCGCGCACGCCCACCGGGTTTTATTCCCCTGACGCCATCGACCCCTCAGACCTCGCCCGAAGCCCCGTAAGTCAGGGCGACGTGCTGAACAACCACATTGCTAACGCCGCCGCGTGCCGCCAAACCGAAGCCCAGCTCAACGCCATCCTGGATTGGGATGAGGGGAAATCGCCATGATGATCGAGATCAGTGGCACGCAGATATTCGGCATCGTGGTCATGGTCATCGCCGCGCTTGCGGGCATGTGGACCAAGCGGTTGCAGGCCGACCTGAAAGAACACACCCAACGAATCGCGCAACTCGAAGCCCAATTCGCCGAGCTGCGCGAGCGACTCGCACGCGAGGCCAGCGAGTATGCACGGCGTGCCGATATGGAAGCGTTGATGCGCCGCATCGAGCAGAAGCTGGACCGGATGAACGACAGACTGGATTCCAAACAGGACAAACAAGCATGACCGCCAAAGACACGCCCGCGGTTGCCGGGCAGAACGAACAATTGCAGTTGCTGCGTCGGGTAGATGGCAAGCTGGATGCCATGGACGGCAAGCTCGACCGCATCCATCAGCAAGTCCGCAAGGAATCCATCATCTATGGAGCGACGGCGGGCGGCTTGAGCGGCTGCATCATCTCGGTAGGTGTAGCGCTCGCCCGGGCAAAGCTGGGTCTGTAGTGCATGGCACATCCCAAGGAAACCCGTGACGCGGTACGTCGTGCCTACGTGTACGACCGTCTTTCGCTGGAGATTTCAGCACAGAAGGCCGGTATCTCGTACGCGACCGCCGCACGCTGGAAAGCGCAGTCGGCCAAAGGCGGTGACGATTGGGACAAGTCGCAGGCGGCGCTGCTAATGGCAGGAGGCGGTATTGAGACCGTGGCGCGCCAGATGCTCGCCGGCCTGGTCACGCAGTACCAGGCAACCATCGAGACCATTACGGCGGATGCCAGCCTGAAGCCTGCCGTCAAGGTGCAGATGCTCGCCAGCTTGGCCGACGCTTACAACAAGACCGTCTCGGCCTCCAAGCGCATTCTGCCGGAAACCAGCGAGCTGGCCACCGCGATGCAGGTACTTCAAAGACTGGCGGACTTCATCCACCAGAGATACCCGAAGCACGCTGCTACTTTCGTCCAGATACTGGAGCCATTCGGCGACCTACTCGTGCAGCAGTTTGGGTAGCTACTTTGTTGACGTATTCCCGTTTTCAGTCGGGACATCCGGATACATAGCGGCGCGGATCCTTTCTACCTTATCAGTGAGGTTTTGAGTCACATATCCCATCAAGTCGAGCATTTCGTTAAAGATGAACGTCTTATCGTGGTCGTCAAGACTCTTATTAATCCGAGCCGCCTTCCAGTGATTTGCACAGTGCTTCAACTCTGTCAGTTTCTGATTGATCGAGAGGAACTCTCGAACCGCGATTGCAGATCCAATTTCATGAACAGGAACAGCATTCAACGCGGCTATCTGAGAATCAATCATGGCATCGTCATAATGATAATCACGTACATCTGTCCAGTTATCTTTAGGAGTAAATATCTCTCTAACATGCTTGACCAAATCAAGAGCACTCTGTGCGATGGCATAGATCGCAGTTCGCTTTTGCCTGATTTGCTCCTCCACCAAGCTACGTTGGAGTCTTTCACTTCGTACCGCCTGACGCTCACCAAGAAAATAGGCAGCCATAATCGCACTAATCGAACCGAATGCCTGCACCCAGGCAGCCCAAGCTGCCCATGCATCACTAGATTCATCTGGATAGTTCACAAGAAAAATCGTAACAAACACCCCACCCCCAAGGATTGCCAAGATCACACCAAGGGGAAATTCATTCTTTTTGACGGAATTTTCCATGAGTATTGCCTCTTTGAATATTCAATCTTCTGGAAGGCCTGGCTAACAAAGGCAACGGACTTGCCCCCGAAATGCAACACCGCCACTCCAATCGAACGGGCACAGATCGTACCGCCTTTTTCTTACCTGGAAATCGGTGCACGACAGCGTCGACCAGTGCAGTGCTATTCCCACGAAAAGGGATCTCTACGCAGCACTTCGCTCTCAAGGATTTCAAGCGCCTGGATGTATTCCGGTTGGTCGGCGGACACGTCCCAAGAACTGCGACACAACGCTGATTCCGGGTGCTTCAGACCAACCATGAACTCCATCAGCAAGAAGGAAACCGTCGCCTTGGTGTCGCAATGCGTACGCGGTGGCCAGCCACCCAAGCACCTAGATCGGCAAATCACGAAGATCGCCGTAATGGCTTCCGCTTTGCGCTCATCCCGCACCGACGCCTCGGGAAACCCCAGCGATGGATTGTGAACGATCCAAGGGATCGCGCGTAGCAGCGCCACCATTAGCACGAAGGCTGCGCCTGCATCTACGGTTTTGATGTCTTTAGTCATGAGCAATTCCCCTTTGAAATCCAAGGCGCTCCGAGCCATAAAAAGGCTCGACCGTAAGACGTTTCTACTCGAAATCACAACGCTTGCAGTGGGATTGCGGAGGGTAATTGAGTCCGAGATAGACGGATTTGACCCGGACCCGACTAAGAGTCGAGAACGCCGAGCCCGCGTGCACGTGGATTTCGAGTTCTTCGCTCGCACGTACTTCCCGCACTACGTCAAGAACGCCAACAGTGTCTTGCACGACTATCTGTATCAGAGAATGCCGGAGATCGTTCAAAGCGCCACATCACAGGCTGACGTGATCGCCGCCCCGCGCGGGGAAGCCAAGTCCACCATCGTCAGCCAACTTTTCGTGATCTGGTGCGTTGCGACGGAACGCAAATGGTATCCAGTCATCATCATGGACGCTTTCGAGCAGGCTGCCATGATGCTGGAGGCGATCAAAGCGGAGTTGGAGTTCAACCCTCGGCTGACGCTGGATTTCCCCGATGTGGCTGGCCAAGGCAGCATCTGGCAGGTGGGCAAAATCGTCACTACCAACGGCCGCATGGTCGAAGCCTTCGGCGCTCGAAAGCGGATACGCGGCCGCCGGCACGGTCCCCACCGACCAGACCTTGCCATTCTGGATGATCTGGAGAACGACGAGAACGTCAGTTCTCCCGAGCAGCGGGATAAGTTGCAGAACTGGATAACCAAGTCGGTCATGAAATTGGCTGGCGCGGGAGAAAAACTCGATGTGATCAACATCGGTAGCGTCTTGCACTACGACGCAGTACTGGCGCGGTTGCTCAAGAACCCATTCTGGCGCGGCATCAAGTTCCAGGCCGTCATTACCTGGCCCGCCCGCATGGACCTGTGGGACGAGTGGGAGGCGCTGTACCGCAACGAAGGGCAGGACGCGGCGCGCCTGTTCTACGCAGCCAACGAGGCCGAGATGGTCGAGGGCGCCGTGGTGTCCTGGCCAGCGGCGCGCCCGATCCTGGAACTGATGATCATCCGAGCGCGCGACGGACACGACGCCTTCGACTCGGAGCTGCAAAACGATCCGGTCGCGGGCGATAACGCGCCATTTGCCGGCGTCATCACGTTTTGGGTGAACCGCCTGGCCGATTGGCTCTTCTTTGGTTCTTGCGACCCGAGCCTGGGCAAGAAGGGCAACCGACGCGATCCGTCCGCGCTGCTGGTGGGTGGGTTCAACCGCGTCACTGGCATCCTGGACGTCGTCGAGGCCAAGATCGGCAAGCGCGTCCCCGACAAGATCATCAGCGACATCATCACCCTGCAGCGAGAGTACCGATGCCTGCTATGGGTGGTGGAGTCAGTACAGTTTCAGGAGTTCTTGCGCACCGAGCTGGTCAAGCGGTCCGCCGCGCTGGGCATGCCCGTGCCTGCGCGAGGCATCACGCCAGGCGACGACAAAGACCTGCGCATTGCATCGATACAGCCGCATGTGGCCAACGGCTTGATCCGCCTGCATGCATCGCAAACGACCCTCATCAGCCAGTTGACCCATTGGCCCATGGCCGACCACGACGATGGTCCCGACGCCCTCCAGATGCTCTGGATGGCGGCCACCACCGGCTTTGGCGTTTTTGAATACACACCCGTTAACAGGCATGCCCGCGACTTGGACGAAGACGACGTGATTGACGTTCCTTGGCGAGACGTGGGGGCCTGGTAGGAAAACCTCATGACCCGAATTGTCGATGCCCGCGGTCGACCGATTGACCGCGAAGCCCTGAAAGAACCGCAGACCGCCCGCCTCGGATGGGTCACGCGGGAATGGGCTGAACACCCCTCGCGCGGCCTGACCCCGCAGCGGCTGCACCGCATCCTTGAAGATGCCGAGCAAGGCAACCTTGCCGCCCAGGCGGACCTCTTCACGGACATGGAGGAAAAGGACGGCCACATCATGTCCGATATGGCCAAGAGAAAGCGCGCCATCCTTACCCTTGATTGGGAAATCCACGAACCGAGCGACGCGACCAGCGAGGAAAGGCGAGACACGGCCATGGTGCGTGAGTGGCTGTCCGACTTCACCGGCCTGGAGGACTTCTTGCTGGACTGCATGGACGCGGTCGGACATGGCTTTGCGCCGCTGGAAACGCTGTGGCACCAGGTCGGCCCGTGCATGCTACCCAAGACCTATACGCACCGCCCGCAGCGCTGGTTTCAGACGCTGGCGCATGATGGCAACGCGCTGCGCCTACGCGATGGCAGCGGCGAAGGACGCGAGCTATGGCCGCTGGGCTGGGTGGTGCATCAGCACAAGGCCCGCTCGGGCTATCTGACCCGCGCGGGGCTGCATCGCACCCTGGCCTGGCCGTACCTCTTCAAGAACTACTCGGTGCGCGACCTGGCCGAGTTCCTGGAGATCTACGGGCTACCGCTGCGCGTGGGCAAATACCCGCCAGGGACCACCGACCGGGAGAAAGCCACGCTGCTGGCGGCGGTGGCTGGCATTGGCCACAACGCGGCCGGCATCATCCCCGATTCGATGCGGATCGACTTCCAGAATGCCGCGCAGGGTACGCAGGAACCGTTTGAGGCCATGATCGCCTGGTGCGAACGTACCGAGTCCAAGGTCATCCTGGGCGGCACCCTGACGAGCCAGGCCGACGGCAAATCGGCCACGCACGCCCTGGGTAACGTGCATAACGAGGTGCGGCACGACTTGATGGTTTCCGACGCGCGCCAGTTGGCCGCCACGATCACCTTGCAGGTCATCGGCCCGTTGCGCATGCTCAACATCGCCGGGGCGGCCGGTCGCCGGTCGCCGGAGTTCCGCTTTGATACGCGCAAGTTCGAGGACCTGGTCAAGCTGTCGCAGGCGCTGCCTGGCCTGGTGCAAGCCGGGGTAAAGATTCCCGTGGATTGGGTGCATGAGCGGGGCAACATCCCCAAGCCGGCCGCCGGCCAGGACGTGCTGGTGGCGCCTGCTGCGCCTGGCTGGCCTACACAGGGGACCGCGCTGACCGGGCCGGCCTGG